TCTATGCTTTAAATTAAACCACCGCACACAAGAACATTGTATGCGGTGCTCCTCATTAGAGGGTGATTTGCGCTTGGCTTTCTGATGAGCCAATGCTTGTTCAAAAGTCAAACTCATAGCTTAATATCCACACGACAAATACGGTTACTTTTGCTCCCATAAGAAAGAATTGATTATTTTTCTATAAATGGGATTTCGGGCGCAATCTCCTTGATGGCTTCAATCTGTTCATCAATGATAGTGTCCAGTGTTTCTTCTACAACTTGCTGTGCACTTGGGGAAATAAGCTGCACCGTTACGTCATGCCCATTGATAGTGGCATACGTCTCCACTTCGATAGACTGCGCTTTTGTGCCCTTGAAAATAGGCAGTACTACAGAGAAGCGGTCGGGCATATTGGAATCTACAATTTGTGAATAGTTGTCCGTGTATGAGCCGTTTTCCTTGCGGTCTCGCTCGTAGTCGGTGTTCACCTTTGCCTTGAAGTTCTTAAAGACTGACACCAATTTCATGTTGGTATCACGCTCGGCAAAGTAAGCACGGCTCATCTTGATGAATTGGCTAAGCTGAATAGGTTCCCATTCATAGCCATCATTGATGTGGAACGCTTCAAACTGACGGGACAGCTGCAATTGTCCTGTAACGATAATTCTGTTACGTTTGTCTGTCTCGTTGCAGACAAGCACCATTGTTAGGTTATCTCGGTCTACAATGATATGCGTGTGTTCACGGTCTATCTGACCATCGCAACCCCAGCGTTTCTCGAGGAATGAGAAAATAGCCCCAATAGTACCTCTTACGTTGAGGTTTTCGGGTTCAAGCACGGGCAGCTCGTTCACATTGCCCACTTCGCGAATGATAACCTCTGCCTTTTGACAGTCCTTATCAAGATTGATTTGCATTTTTTCGTTTGTCATAATTAAATGTTGTTAACTGGTTTGTTACTCTGCTTTTTTGAACTCTTTGAACAAAGTTGGTGAGAGTTCGTCTCTTGTTGCAGGGCGACTTGACACAAGTACACCCTCTGCATTATAGAAGCACGCCATACGTTCTTCTTCGTCTACGAATTTGTAGACTTTTTCTGTTACGACGCGGCTCTTCGCCTTAATGTCGGCAAGCAGTTCTTCGACGTCCTCTTTTAGAGGTTTTAATTCAAGGTTCTTTTCTGCTTTGAAGTCTTTAATTTCTTCTTGCAGGTCATGAATTTTGATAGACTTCTCTGCAAGTGTAGTCTTCTTCTTTGCAAGTTCGTCGGCATCAAACGCTTTACTGTAATCCATTTCGACAACTTCGTCTGCATTGTCGATAAGGAACTGTTTGCGCTCGTCCAAGTTCTTGATGTCTTGTCCTAATACTTTCTGCATGATTTCTTCTTTTTGTTTGCGTTTTTGTTAATTATTCCCATTGTAATTTTTTATAATGTTATTTCTACTCCCTTTTTAGCAGCTATTGTGCGTTTGCCTGTTGCTCTACGGACTGCCCTTACAAATTCGGCTTCGTTGCTGTTGCCGTCTGACAGGTGTAGCAGTACAATGTGCCTTGTCTGGCTTAAGTCGTTGCGCTTCAGTATGCCAATTGTATTGGCAATGCTTAAATGGCTCAACATTAATCGGTCTCTCATAACCGATGGTACTCTTCCGCTGATGATATTGCTATCCAATATCTCGTCCGAATAGTTGGCTTCTATGAGCCAATGGTTAATGCCATTGAAGTTGTAGGGCACTGCATAGGTATCTGTTGCAAAGAACAGTTTGCCAAACTCTTTGTGCCATACAAGGTAGCCCACGCACGGCACATCGTGGTACACATTGAAAGGTATAACTTTAAAGTTGCCTAACTTGTAGCATTTGCCGTGTTCTGCGGCTTTAGCACTGTAGCCTAAATTTTTTGTCTTAATAGTTTCTTCGGGCGCAAGCAATGGTATCGCTGCATCGGTGTACTCCTTTGCGAATGCTGCGTGGTCTCCGTGCTGATGCGAAACCAAACAGCCGACTACCTTTTGAATATTCCAGTTTAAAACCTTTTTGGCTTCCAGCAGTGGTAGCCCTGCTTCTATTATCAAGGCTTCACTGTCGTTCTGAATTACGTAGCAGTTCCCTTTGGAGGAACTGCCAATGCAAGTTAATACCATTGCTTTTACCTTTTATATATTAGATGGGACACTTGCGCTCGTTTTTGTTCTCGGGCTGTGGAGTGTCGGTTACTGGTTCATAAACTGCAGGCTCTGAAAAGTCGATAGTTTCCTGTGGCTTATGCTCCAACTGTGGGGTTTCGTTCGCCTGCACTGTTATTTGCTGTTGTGCTGCATCACGAATAGATTCAGCACTGTTTGGGGGTGTCATAGACAACTCTTCCTCTTCTCCGTCGGTTGCACTATCTAATTCTATTTTGCAAGCACGTGCAATGACGGTCTTCTTACACATTTGGTCTGTGAAGTTTTGATGCGCACCACTTGTACCACGTGCTGCACCTTGCTGCCACGACTTGCGGATTTGGTCCATTGTCATAACCTCCAAATGCTTGCTGCCGTCTTTGAAAATTACGACGGCATAAGCTGCTTTGATTTTGTCGGGATTGATGTTTTCTATTGCTGTCTCGTGTTTTATCAATTGATAATATCCGTTCTTGTCTACGGCGTAGACAAAATTATCTCCCTCATAGATGACTTGCGCAACAACATCTTGTATGTTGGTATCACGCTTTGCACGCAATAGCTTTCCTGTGTAGCGTTCCCAATATTCAAGGGAGTTACCACAAGCAATAAAGTAACAATGCTTCTTTGGGTGCTGTCCACGTATCACCATTTCGAGTAAGCAATTACAAATGCTTAATTTGGTGCACACGTCGATTGCTTTTTGTTTAGTGCGTGTTTCTATCGTTTGTAGGTAAATCCACGCACTTTTAAGAGCATTACCTACATTGTAGTCTTTCGGCAAAACAAGTCCGCCTGTCTGTTGCAATTCTTCAACCTGTTTCATCACCGCATTTACGGTCGTGTCCTGCATTTCCTTTAATGCTTTGTTGTTTTGCGATGGAAGTTGCACAGGTGCTGCGTTCTGTTGTGTAGCTGCTGGTGCAGCTGTTTGTTGTTGTGTCATAATTATTTTTTGTTTTTAAGAGTTTACTACTGTTAGTTCTTTGTCTTGCGCACTTACCACCAGGCGTATTTGCTGGCTTGCCGTTGGCAATATATCTGTGATGCTTTCTGCGTTATCAACAATGATAGGCGCAAAAGCATTGTGGTGCCTGCACATAGCGTTAATGATATCTATTCCAGCGTTTATCTTTTCGCTGTTCGATAAATCTTGGTAAGGTGTGCCGTGCATTGTACATTCGCACTTTGTTTTTATATTACCATTAAGGTGGTGTTCAAACATTGTAAATCTTACAATGTCAAACATCTTATTCACTTTCTTTTCCAACTCTTCTATATAAAACTGCACCAGTTTTATAGCAGTATTGTCCTGCTGTTCCAAACCTGCAAGCTGCTGGCTAAGGTTCTGTTGTTCTGCCGTGAGTTCTGCGATGCGCTTTTCCTTGCGCTCTATCTGCTGTTTTGTTTGGAGCTGGTCTCGAAGCTGGTCTCGAAGATTCTGTTGTCCTTGCTTCTGCTCTTTTATACGGTTAATTGCCTCCTGTTGTGTAGTGTTATCCTCTTCCTTTTCTAGCTGTTGTAACTTGTCCTCTTCGTCTTTAATAAGGTTTGTGAGTTCTATTATTCTATTGTCTGTCGTGTAGTCTTTCTTTTCGGGTTGAGTGCCTTTTGCTTCCTCTAATTTCTTTTCAAGCACAGATATGCTTGTAAGAGTATTCTCCTTGTCCTTTTGGAGTCGTTCTGTTTCCTCATTTATTTTCTTTTGTGTCTCCAATATGTTTTGCGCCTCTATATCTAAGGCTTCTTGTTTCTTCGCCTTACTCTCGTTGAAGTTGCCTTGCAAACGCTCACGTAGACTGTCAATATCCTCTTGTGGAAGTCGCTGGTGGCACGTAGGGCAAACTTCATTGTTTGCGTCCCACACAAATGTCTCGTCCTCCACCTGTTGCCAGCGTGTGCGATAGTCTTCCTTATGCTCGATGAGTGCTTGCAACCTACGCTCGCTTGCGTTTTGCGCACTCTCCACGAAAGAAATACTATTTTTTAAATCTTTCAAAGCACGCTGTATGTTTTCAATATTACTTGCGTGCTTATCAATAGCACTCTTGTTTTCTTTCTCTATGCCGTTTATGATGCTGTCTCGTTCGGTCTCATAGACTTGTATCTGCTTGCGGACAGCCATTTTGGCTTTGTATTTCTCATCGCTGCCCTTACTTGCATCGGCAAGCATATCATCATAATGCTGCAGACCTTTCTCTATTTCTGCAATGCGCTTTTCGAGTATGGGGAAGTTGTAATCTTTGCTTTGTAGTTCTGCGAGTTCGTTTGTATGCTCGCTGATGCGGCTTGGAATTAGTTTAAGTTCCTCTTTTACGAGCTTAATCTTGTATGCAAGGTTTTCTCGGAACTTCTCTACATCCC